GCCTCCTTTTGGGAGGCACCTGCAGAGTTTAGAAAACTCAGCCCACGCTGTGGCCTAATACGCCGGGGTCCAAATCCGGCGAATCCGGGCCTCTATAACATCCACCGTCAGCTGGGACTCTCGTATTTCTGAGAGAGCCTGAACTCCAGTTTGACGGCCGGCTCGCGCCCATTGTATGTACCCATGGGCTTGGATAGGCGTATAGGGAAGGAATAGCGCACTTTCGTACGCTTCCACTCTATCCGCATCACCAAGGTAGGCACGCACAGTGAGCACCCTCAGCTCATCGCGTTGGTACCATCGATTCTCCTCATTAGGGGATTCACGATGGTATACTGCAGGGATATGTCGGTTATCGGCATTAGGCGAGTATATGCCCTCTGCTTTATCACGCGACACGAACAAGATCGGGTGCGCTTCGCCAGCACGGCGAAGATCCTTCACATGTTCAAACTTACCCCACAGAAGCGTCTGTACGAGGTGCTTTCGGTAATTGAGATAACCGAAAGTGTAAGCGTTATTAGCGCCATCTCGTATAGAAGCGAACGCTTTGGCATTCAGTCCACCGGGCTCAAAGAGCTTCACCCGGTAGAGCAACGGGGTGACATCGTGGCCTTCCCAGTAGTACCCACCGCAACTTTCGCGGATAGCTTGGGTACCCCGGAAGGACTTCTCGGTGTTAACCAAGAAGCCACAAGACTGCAATGTCGCTATGACGTCATCTGAGATACGATAATCGCAGATGATGTCGTCGCCGTAAACGGCCATGGTATTTAGTCTCCTCTTAGACCAACCTATAGGTTGGTGAGGCACGCACTTGCGCATAAAGTTCTGCGCTGACGCACGGTCACCGAATGTCTCGGTGATAGACTTGTCCCACAGACCGTTCCTCTTTAACCACTCGTACTGCGATAGCAGTACAATCGCCCCAAAGACGACGCATTGTGTTACAAAACACACTGCAGAACCCATGGGAGCGAACTTAAGCACCTTGAGCTTTGTACCATCAGGAAGTTTGACCGTTGAGGAACGGACAGCCTTCATGAGGTACAGGATATCTTGTGGGAAAATTTTCTCCACAAGATCCAGGCTCACGCTATCGCTAGCGAACTGAAGGTCGAGAGTATCAAGAAACGAGGTACTTGACCCGAAGGCCGCAAGTTCTCTATTCCTCGATTGATCCCGGATCGTTATATATTGACCCAGGATACCGTCATGAAGTCTCTGCTCAAGTTCCCAGCGTACAGATTGCTGGAAGTACATGACAGGGGTTTCCTCACGACATATCGTCCGTGCCGTCTTCACATTCTTTGGAGCGTATCTCATTTCTGAGATTAACTCCGCAGATGGTCGATCGGCGTTCGCCGTAGAATAGTAAAGCTCTCTTGCAGATTCCCACGAATGCGGATCAGGTATCACCGCATGGATATCGTGAGCGAGCGTTTCTCGGTTCCGCCAGACATTGTAGGCGGGGAAGAATGCTCTGTCTAACTTGGGTTTGAAGGTGAGCTGTTCAGTTTTGCTCAAGATATCCTTCTCCCCATCGGCGACAGTTCCAGGTCCGTGGCGTCCCATGAAAGGGATTTCACGTAGTGGTGGCAGCATAGCTGCTACTATCACCGCGAGTTTGGATGTAATCTCTTCATCCAACTCCAAGGTAGACAATCTCTCCTCAGTCGACTTCCACCCGCGAAAGGCGGTGGAGTTCAAGTCGGCGTCCTGATAGTCGAGCTTCTTACCGTTAGACAAAAACGATAAGAGCCAACGCAGGATAGTACTATCGCCTGTACGTCGAAAAGTTAGGTACTCCGAGAACACTGGAGTATCCTTTAACCGATCGTCGAAGGGACCCATCTGTGGGCCCCCACCGCTAGATGACAGATTTCTAAGAATGTCATCTGCGATGCTGGCGTGCCAAAGAATGGAATCGCGTATGGGCCTCTTAAGGAGGTCACGCGCGAAACGGCGGAAAACATGCCGTGGTTTACCATTCTTCGGATCAGCACTATGGAGGGGACTATCTGCAAGTAGGCATACCCATGCGACTATGAAGTGTGTTACGACTTCACAGCTTTCTACATTGGATACACCTAGCTTTTGCACTTGCTCGCTATCGAGGTGAACTGATAGCTTGCCGTCGCGGGATGTTATAGTCCGCGAGTAGTGCATGGTGGATTAATGCCTAGGCGGTCAGCGCATTAACTGCGTCAACTGCTAAAGCATTGAGCATTTCCGGGTTCGGAACCCCATCCGTGCTCGTATTCAAGAGAAGGCTCCAGAGGCTCGTCAGAACGATAATCAAATCGCTGCGTGCCTGGATACGCGGGGTCGGAAGCGTGAAACTCATATACGCATCCGCCTCTCGGTCGATCAGTTCAGTGCCATCGATGGACTCCCGCTGCGCAAAACGCAGACGATAGGAGTAATTCCAGCGAAGCGGCTTCGGAGCGATCTTCTTACGAGGATCACCCTTGGTCGCAGGCAGTTCCACGACATTGATGTCGAGGTACGTGTCTGGCATAGAAGGATCAGCCGAATTCCATTTGAAATTCTCCGTTCCGTCAGGTGCCGTACCAACATGGATGAAGTTCGCCTTGTTGAGTACGTTCATCTTGAACGAAACGTCGGTTCCTTCTGGAAGCGTGTAAAGAAAAGTCGAAGCCATGATGACCACCTTTCGTGGTTAAGGGATACGTCACATATTGTGACGTGGACGAGTAGCGCCACAACACTTAACGTGTTGCGACTGCAAAAAGCAGGCTACTAGCGGTCCCAACAGGGGCGCCAGGAGCTTTCCTAAAATCGAAGATGCTGTCACCCAATTCAGGATAGACAGTAGACACCTCTCTCGAATAATAACGGAGCGCTAGACTCGTTCCCGACAAGGGAACCAAATCATGGCCGTACCATCCAAGAGATTCACTGGCGTCGACTTCTAAACTAATCGAATAACAGGCGTGGTTGAGAGTTAGGAATGACAGCTGAAAGCTGTCTTCAACATCCCTAATTCTCTGACCGATGTTGGTGAACCAATCCAGCACAAAGCTGAAGGGTAGCACCTCCCATAGGCCTGAGATCGGTGGAAACAACCCGATCGTTTGAAGTCCAATCCAGCCAGCCAAAAGATCTGACGTCCCGAATTGAACCCTCATCTTGGCACGTGCGAGCAATCGCGCGGGGCCAATGTTAAAACCAGGAATACCTTCTGGAAGTTCAAGTTCGAACTTACCATAAAGCGTCCTGGTCCCGAGAGTACCTGCGGAATGCAGGCGCTCCACTATCTTGGAACCCTCCTCGAGGAACTCAGTTGCTGAGTCCGACAGTGGTCCCCAGCCGAATTTAAGCATGAGATCTGCATCAGCATATAGCTTAGCAAGATCCCAAGCACCGTCAGCGTATCTGCCGAACTTAAGATGTATGATAGCATCATTAAGTCGACGTGCTACACTAACGACGTCTGCACCGGTTAAAACCGATCGCAGTTGCCCTAATTCAGCTAAGGTTTCAAGATGATTAGTCTTGACCAGTTCGAGGAAGTCCCTCACGGCATCAGATGCCGCATACGCGAGTGCAGGACGTATATTGACCCACATGTGGCCGTCAATGTAATCCCGAAACGCTGCTGATAAGGCAGACGCCTCGTAGCCCTTTGAGGGGCTATCGAACGTTATGCGCTTGAGATAGTTCAACTTAGCTTGTAAGCCAAGTTTCTCAAGAGCACTAGTACGAAGATGTACAGATGTGGCCGGTAGATCTCTATACCCGGCAATATCACGGTCCCTAATCGCTGCGAACCCGTAAACGGGTAGCCAATCATACTTAAACGAGGATAGCGTTCCCAGGTTAACCCAGAAGGGTGATCCCATGGTAACGCATCCCCCCGTAAAGGAAATTGGCTCTCTCTCACAAATTACTAACGGACTCGAAAGCTCGAAAATCGGGCTTGTCGAGGAGCTGAGATTCGTGGTTTTGTACTGGATTATGGTGTAAGACAGGCGATATTCTGCCTGTATCCACTTGCATCCTGGGTACTTACCTTGATTCCAACCCTTCCGTCGTACGTTGTAAGAGAACTCTGTCGCGGACCAACCTTTGTCTTGGGGATAGTGTTCCCAAGTAAAGTTGGAGACTGTGACAATGGTCCAGCGGTTATCAGGAACGGTAGTATAGCTATAACCGTCGCCAGCGCATAAATCGCTAAGCCCTTCAAGTGTACCGAAAAAGTCGGTAGCTCGAGGGCCAAGGGAAAGCGCTGGATTGACTTGGCTGAACACACTTGCACCATGCAACTGACCTTTAGGGTGAAGAAAACCCGCGAAGGTAGGAACGGAAATACCGTGCCGATGTACTGATGTACTCGGGTAGATATTGCTGTTCCAATCAGTTGCACGATCGACTTGAGCCATCCCGCGTACGGAGCTGTGAAGAATTGCATTTTCACCACTCCTACGGACGCGATCCGTCATGTCTTTTAGGTACTTACCGCCCAAAGAAGCGCGGAGACCTACGGCAAAATTACTGCCACCAACACGACGTATATCGCGACTCTGGCTATAAGCCGGCCGGATAGGCTTTGTACCACGCATACTTACGGCAGACACCGATCGGGGATAAGTTGATTCTCCGATAATGTCTACGCCTTCGGGCGTTACGACTAATACATTACTAAGGATTTCCCTTACGGGATCCGAAGGTGTATCAGCTAGTGAAGCCAAGTCATCCTCAGTTATGAGGACTCCGAGACGACACTCCGTATTACCACTTGGGACGTTTGCAATAAGTGATCGCATGGCATTAGCCTCCTGCTCGCGCATCAGAAGCACGGTGTGTGACCAGATTAGTTCCTGGCGGGCTCCCCTTTCTTGGGG